TCGGCGGCCTTGCGCATCTCGTTGGCGTTTCCGCCCTGATATGTCCACGGCTTGTGAATCATCCACAGCGCAGACTTTGGAGAGACTACTTTCGAAGCCGCCAACGGGAACACGCTGGCGATTGAAACGGCGTAGCCGGTAATGTGAACCGTGATGTCTGCGGACCTCGCCTTGATTGCGTTGTAGATTTCGAGACCGTCCTGCACTGAACCGCCTTCGCTGTTCACGCGCAGGTTTATCTTCCTGCCAGCAGGAATTGACGCCAGTGCATCGGAGAACTGACGCCCGCTTGTCCCTGAATCATCCCAGAACGATTCGCCAATCGGCCCGCTGATCCGAAGCTCGGCAGCCGGCTCCGTAGGGATGTCACGGACGGATAGGTTGAAAACGCGTTTCTTCATGGAGTGGCCTGGGCTTGTTGTTGTGCTGGTTGCGGAGCCTGAACTAGGCCAAGCTCGATTGCTCGCTGGCGTTGCTCGGCAAGCTCAACAAATGCGTCCTCCCAGTGAATGCCAAGAGGCCCGTAGATCTGGCTGTAAGTGGTAACGCCAGCCTGAAGCTCGGCCAGCATTGCAGCCGAGTTGCGCCCAACGTCGACGTTGACAGCACGCGGGCTTGGAATCGTGACGCGATAGAAGTCTTTTGGCGCAGGGTTGATGTTTGGATCAAACCGCGCAGCACTCGAAATCACGTACTCCCACACCCGGAGCACAACCTCCTGCATCACCGATGATCGGCACTTGAAGAAGGTTGCCGCCATGTCCAACGCGCCACGGTATTGCGTGCCCTGCATCTGCTCTGGGAACGCCAATACAGATGGAATTCCGCACGCCGCGCACACGTCCGCACGCAATTGGCGCAGGTATTCCATCGTGACGACGGAAGGACGTTCGGACTTGAATTGCTTTAGATCTTCACCAGGAGCAAGCACAAGCGTCTCTCCTCCAAGCTTTTCCTGGTATGCTGTCACCTGTCCAGTGACAGAGTTTGTTGAGACAGATCCACCTCCAGCAATCAAGTCTTCCGAAGATGCCTCACCGGGTGGCGTGGTGAAAACGTTCGCGATCACAGCCGCAGCCCTTGCCGCCTTAACCTCAAGCTTCTCAATCTCAGCAAGGTCACTGAGAAGGTTGATTGCAGGAGTCAGGAACGGAATGCCGCGATACTGACCAGGCCTAGACGGCTCAAAAACGTGGATGATGTCTTTCGATTCGTAGGCTCTGCTCTCTTCCTTGCCGTCAGGTCGAACGGTTGTTACCCAATACATGATCGGGCGTCCCGTGTTTGGATCGATCTGGACTCCGTCGACGATTGTCTTGCCTTCTTCAGACTGAAGAGCCGCAGGCGTTTTGACTCTGTGCGCCTCGATTACCGAAATTCGCGGCCGGCTGCTTTTCTCGCTGGCGGTGAGAAGAACGAAGCACTCGCCATCGATGAACCACGATCGGGCAATCAACCCCTGCAACGTCCCGAATGGCTGCCGGCTTGCGATGTCCGCGAACCGCTCCCACTCCTGCCACCACTGTCGAGCCCTCTTGTTCCATTCCTTGTCGGATGACTGCGGGTGGACCTGAAGCCCAACGCCAACAGTGTACACCTCGAAGATGTCGCACAGGCGATTGATCAGAGCCGAGTTTCGCTCGAAATACCTGGCCTTGGCTTGCAGTGTTGTGCGCGTCGCCGCGCTGATGTCGAACCGCGCATCCTGGAACGTGGATGGAATCCATGCGGTCCCAATGCGATACCTTGCGCCCTCGTACCAAGCTCGGACGGCGGACTTGAAGCGTTGGAAGACGGTTCGCTTCATCCCATGACGTGCAGGTTCGTCGTCCGGTTTGAGAACGAACGAACCCTAGACGGAACGTCGGCAATGGCATCAGCCACAGCCGCCTCGCTGATGTACCCGCGAGCCCAATCGGCCAACTCCATCACGGTTGCCGCCGTCCATCCGGGGTGGATCTGGAATCCAGCGGAGTGACCGTTAGCGGCAGTGGCCGTCAGAAGCGCACCACCCTTAAGCGTGTCAATGGCAGCCGTCCGCCATGTGCTGATGAACGTTCCGCGAGTGGACGCGGACGCGCCTCCCTGCTCGTAGACGTATCGCAGAAACTCCCTTCGGGTGGGCGTGTCGGCCAGCACGCAATAACCATGCGCCGCGCAATTCTGGATAACTACGGGCAGCGAGCGTCACGGAGCGTCAGCGTGCGTTACTTCCTTGCGCAAGGTCGTTCTATGACGGCCAGGAACTTGATTGCAGCCGTCAGCGTTGTTCGTCCGGCAACCATCCGAAACCCACGACGACGCATTGCGCGGACGTAGCTGTAGGACCTGCCTAGTTTGTCGGCAAGTTCCTTCATGGAAAGGAGGGGTTCCGTTATCACCTGGCCACCGCCTTCGGTGTTTCGCGCCGGCCCCACGGGAACAGCCGCAGAAGCATGGCCAAAGCCAACGCTTGGACCTCACAATCAAGCCAGTGGTCGGGACGGACAACGCTGCGCTTCATCCACTCGTTTATGGTCCTGCCTGTCTTCTTTTGGTGCCACGCTCGTTTCACCTTGGCGTCCAGGTGTTGCCAATACGTCGCATCGTGCTCGGCGTTTTCCACCACTGCCCACTGGATCCCCGTCTGATTGTCTTTGCCCTCACGAACCTTGGCCAGCATGTCGAGAACTGAGGGGCCAGAGAAAAGCAGCAACGGAAGCTCAAACTGCGTGTGGGCCAGCGGAGCCGATGACAGATTGAAAATGCGCGGCTGTTTGGTCACCGGGTCAGGCCACCGGCTTTCCCTGGGCTGCCCCTTTGCCGCCATCCAGCCACGCGCCAAAGGCTTCTTTCCCGACCTTGGCACAAGCTCGCAGTGTCTCGCGCACTCCATGTACACTTCATCCGTCCGGTTCCCGTCGCCGGAATCGATTACAACGCATCGGTCGGACACGTCGTGCCCAATCTGAGCCTCGCGCAACGCCTCCCACGTCTCACACCGGCCCACGCCAATGCGCCGGCTGTTCCCGGTTCCGGTTGCGTCGAACTCGCGCACCACCCAGAAGAACTCCCGCAACTGCACATCCACGCTCATGATGCGCTGCACGGTCGCAGACACCGGCCCCTCGGCCCCGGTTAGCAGGATCTCCGTGCGCTCGATGCGGCTGTTTTCCGACTCCGATGGCTCGGCGAGAAAGCCGTTGATGAAACCAAGGATTCCCTCTGTGCTGCGCATCAGCTCAAGGAACGTCCGTGCCATCGCCCCAAACATCGTGGACGGGCTGGAAGCGTAGAGCGATGGAAGGTGCCTGCTTCGGAAGTTCTTAGGCGCACCGCCGAACGTCGGCACCCACCGGCCAGCCCGGACGATCTTGGTCTTGTGGTGGTCTTGGATATGAAAACCGCACCACGGGCATTCACACCGCGCCGACCGGAAAACCCGGTCGTAATCCCAAGACCCATCCTGCCGCTTCGCCTCCTGGTCCCACGCCATCCACGCCTCTCTTCCGTCGACATTCAGCACCGTGTGTTGCTTGGACCACGCAAGAAACACGCCTTTGCCGCAACCCGGACATGGAACCTCGTAGCGCCGTTGGTCTCCCTTCAAGAACTCCACCCACCCAGGGCCGTCCATCGTGCTAGGCGTGGATGTCTTGATCTTCTTTGGCCTGGCCGCGTCCTTCACGCGCTGCTCGGCAAGGTTGATCGCGCCAGCCTCGCCGCCACGGGTCTCGCGAGGGAACTTGTCCATCTCGTCGAGGACAACCACGGACTTAGGGCGAGACGACAACCCGCTTGGGCTGTTGGACCCCACGAAGTTGATGATGGTCCCGCCCAACTCCTGCTCAAGCTTGGTGAAGTCGAACCGCGCGGCGCCGGTTGGGATCAGGTGGGCAAGCTCCGGTGTGTTCCTCACAAGCTGCATCCAGCGTTTCGAGGAAAACGACCTGGCAAGCGCGATGTCCGGCAGGACCCACAACACGCCGCACGGATCGCACGCGACGAGGTAGGCAACGCCAGACTGGATCGCAACCGTCTTGCCGGCCTGGGACCCGAACAACGAGACGGAATCCGTTACGGTGTCGTCCGCGAAATCGTCAGCCACCTCCCGAGCGTACTCCCGGCCGAGCCACGAAAGAGGACCCTGCCCGCGCCCCTCAGATGCCGGGAGGATTAGGTTCTGCTCTGCCCACACACTCGGCAGGATCTTCGGCACGTCCCGGAACCATCGGTTCGCGGCACCATGCAAGATGCTCTCTGCTTGGGCATTCACTTCGTTCCCTTCCCTCCGATGCCACGGATGCGTTTCCTGGTTGGGTTCTGCGTGTCCTCCTCTGCCTTGGCTTCATCAAGTGGAACGTCGTGGACGAATCGCAGGCACCCGTCTCGCCACACGGTGCAGGCTTCCATGCCAAGGGTTGGATCCGAAGGGTTGGCCTTGGGGCCTAGAATCGACGGCATGGAAAGGAGCTGCTGGCGCACCGGGGCGAGCTTCCGGTTGATGAGCGCAACAGCGTCGTCGATTGGAATCAACTCGCGCTCAGCCTTGCGGATGTCGATTTCAAGAAGGGCAGCCCTGGCCGAGGTCTCGCGGTACTTCGCCGCCTCCATGTCGCCGACGC